AGATCCAGGCCTATGTCGATGGAGACTGGACGGATATGCACTAATGACAAACCTACAGGTGATACAGCAGGCACTGCGCAGGGTAGGCCTCAGCACGACTAGTACAACCTTTAAGGACGGTGCGCGAGACTATCTCAACATCGTCACGAAGGATGTGTCGAGCCGGGCCAAGTGGTTTTGGATGTTTAAGTCCAGCACCTTTACTGTCGCTAACGGCACCCAGACGTATTCGCTGGCTAGTGATGTAGCGGAACCCCTGTCATTTCGCAACAAGACCCAGGACCATGTGATGTTGATCATATCGTCACAGACGCTGGATGCCGATGACCCCGATCATTCGATTACGGGTGATGCATCCTATGTGGCGATCAACGGCATCAACTCCTCCACGGGGTATGTAGAGGTAGCCCTCTATCCTAAGCCCGACAACGGCACCGATGTCATTGCCTATCGATACTACGGGTTTATACCGGATTTTGATTCGGGCGACGATGCGGACTCATTAAATACCTACATGCCGCAGATCGTGCAGCCTGCGCTCGTGTTTGGGGTCTCGGCTCTTTACAAAGAGGAAAAGGGCGATGTGGAGGGGGCTGGTATCGACCGGGGCGAGATGGAACGGGTGATACAACGGGCCCTGACGCAGAACAATGCCATACAAGGCAACCGCGCCTATCGCAAAAGACGCACGGACGATGGCATGGACTACGGTTTCACCTTTGCCGTAGAGAATGGGTCGTTGTCGTAATGGCTATCAGTGCAGCTACCGTGCAGTATGGCCCTTGGCATAAGGGGGTGCGGTATGATCAGCCTGCTGAGGATCTTGGCCCCAATGCGCTGTTTTCGATGACCAACTGCCGGGTCGGTCAAGCCGGTCAGGTAGAAAAACGCCGAGGCTTTGCCAAGTTCAACTCCTCGGCTCTCAATAGCGGGGCTACCATCACCGCAGTGGGCCAGGTCACATTAGCGGCTGTAGAGAAGACCTTTGCCATATCGGGCAACAAATTCTACGACATCACAGGCGGCTCAGGTACCGACAGGTCCGGTTCGGTAACCATCACCGCAGGCAACGACAATGTATGGGAGTGGGCCTTAGCGGGATCGATTCTCGTATTAACCAATGGCGTGGATACTGACGCGATCACCTGGGCGGGTGGCACCAACAACGCCGGGACGCTGGATGATGACAGTCGGTTTACTAAAGGGGCTCATATAGCCTACTGGGACAACCGCCTCTGGATAGGCAACGTCAACGGAGCCAAGTATCAACTATGGCGCAGTAACACAGGCGATATAACGGTCTGGGGTGCTACTAGTTTCTACAACTTCGATCACGATATCACAGGCATTTCCCCCATCGGCAACGCCTTGGCTATACACACCGACCAGGGAGTGCATGTACTAACGCCGACCGGCAATGCTACGGTGCCGTATCAAGTGCAACGCCGCGCACCGGCTGGTAGCGTGTCGGGTCGAGGCATCGTCAACCTACCATCGGGTCTGCAGTTGTTTCCAAGGCCTGATGGCTTCTACGCTTGGGATGGCGGGAGCCAAGTCCAGAAGATATCCCAGGCCTTAGACGGTTCTCGGTTCTGGGATTCGATCAACACCGCCAAGCTGCACCTCTCGCACGGGCTATACTACCCATCGACGAATGAAGTCTGGTGGTTTATCCCCTACGGCACCTCGCAGGCTACGAACAACTACGTCATCGTCTACAACACTATCCTTAATTGCTGGTTTGGTCCGTATACGAATATGGCCAGAGATGCTTCGGCCCTGGTCGATGACCAGCCCCATGCAGGCGGCTTTAATGGCTACGTATACACGCACGATAAAAACGACAACGACGATACAGTGGCTATATCATCACGGTTCAAGACCGGCGCACCGCCTCCTATGGGAGCCGATGTGCGGCTGCGATGGCTCTATGCGCGGCATTACTACGATGCTCAAGATGCCGAGTACGATGTGCAGGTACTACAGGAGTCCTCCAAGATCACCGGCACGACAGAACGCATCCTGATGGGCGAGACCGAAGCCGTATTGGGATCGTTTACGCTCAATAACTCTAAGCTTGGTGGGTCCAGTCAGGCACTATACACCGACACCGAGCTTATGGGCTACGACAACAGCACCGCATTGGTCTATACGAACAACGCACTCAATGAGCCGTTCACGTTTCGGCGGGTCAATTTGCAATACAAGCCGCTGGGCCGATTCAGACGGCGTAAAACAGTGGGCGTAGAATAATGGCTATAGGATCTTTTGCAGACACACCGGGATACAAAAAGCTCAGAAAAGGGGCCAAGTGGGGCCAATACGATGAATCCACGTTGGCCGATGCATTAGGAGGTACTGGGCTAGAATCTGATGTCAGTTCTGTATACCGCAGTAGAGACCAAGCCTTAGCCGATCCATTGCTGGCCGGTGTGCCTGAGCAGTTTCGGGGTGATGTGCTGGGGGCCTACCAGCAGGGAGGCGATTTAAACTCCTACCAGCAGGGACTAAACACAGGTTTCAGCGACTTTATTTCAGCCAATCCCGAAGCCGGTAACCCGATGTCGGGTGGTATGTCATTTGAAGATTATCGGCAATTTTTCCCAGAGGCGCATAAGTCTTATCTAGGGTCTGATTCCTACCGCACAGCCGTAGGGACGATGCCGAGTGCGGGTAACCCCGCTGCGATCAGTGATCCTTCAACAGGTGCGGGCGGTGATGGTATAGACTATGCGGCGGGGGAGCATCTTCTGAACATGACAGAACTCCCCACAGGGACAGATGTGGATGTGGGCCGTCTCGTTGGTGGTGGGGGTGATGATCCGCGCATGACAGATGCTATTAAAAAAGCGTTAATTTCCAGAGGTTTTAATCCTGATAATCCTCGGGCGGGTAATGAGCGTGGGATTGCAAAGGCAACCGAAGATACGCGCCAATTGATTGAGATGTTTGGGGGAATTGATGCGTATTTGGCTGAACAGGCCAATCCGACGATGAGGTCGATAGCGGCGAATGAAGGTGTTGCTGATGGTGGCATTGACCCTGGCATGAAGCAAATGTACCAGGGCGAGTTGGACAAAGCACGTAACTTGGCTCGCCAGGGCCGCACCGATTTCAACCTACAAGACGCAGCTATAGCCGCTGGTCGTATGGGTATGCCCAACGACATTGAGAGCCTACGCGCTATGGTGATGAAGGACTTTGTCACCCCAGCCGGGGCCGCATCGGGGCCAGCAGCCCAGCCAGCGGTAACGGCAGTATCACAAGAGACCGGCACCACGTTTCAGCCAAGTGGACCTTCGGCTGATGCTGCGGCTGTGGCGGGTGGAGTCACCGATCCCGTATTGCGTAAACAGCAGATGGAGGCGGTGCGCGAGTTGGTTACTGGGGCAGAAGAGGCGGGTGCTGAAACGCGAACAGGCCTACCGGGTCTCAAGGTAGCGGACCCCAACCTAGACATACAGTTAGACCCGGCCACGGCTCCGGTGGGTGGACCGGATCTATTCGCCACAGACGATGTGCAATACGATCCCAATTTTTTCAAGTATGAGACCGACCTTGGAAATATCTATCTGGATGCGCTGCGGCAGAGCTTAGGGGGCGAAGGGGGGATGGACCCGCAGACCGCAGCGCAGATGGCTGATGCCGAGGCCCGTCAAGTAAAAGATGAGGCGCAGACTACAGAAGACCTGCAACGCCTGGGTGTGTTACGTGGTGGAGGCGATACGGCTGATGTGCTGGGCGAACTGCGGTCGGGCTACGGACGCACCTACTCCGACATACTATCCGATCAAGCGTATCGCCAACAAAACGACCCCCGTTATCAAGCGGCACTGGATCTCGCTGGACTGAAGTCAGACCGCTACATGGAGGGTGGCGAGATGGTAGGCCGTCTGGGTGGTCAGGACACGCTAGAAGCTCGGCTGGCCAACCAAGAGGCTATCGAACGCGAAGCCGATATAAGCGGATTCCTGAGAGGGGCTCGGTCGTTAGAAGGCCGAGACCAAGACATAGACGCACAGTTCGGTCGGGCTGATCGCCAATTAGAGGAGGCGCGAGTCCTCGCACCGCAATATGGGGATGCGGCTGACTTAGCGCGTAGCGATGCGAGGCTACAACAGGATATAGCCGACCGCAACCTCGCTCGTGGGTTGACGATTACGGAGCCGACCACCAGAGAACGGTTTGAAGAGGGCGTTAGAGGCACACAGGAGGCTGAAGCCTTGGCCCGTGCCGGTGTGTCGGGTTACCTGGACGAAGAAGCGACTTTGGCTCGTGATACAGACTATAACCTTGTAAAAGAGTTGGACACCGAAGAGTCAAGACAAGCGGATAAAGACCGAAGGCTGGAACGCGAACTCGCAGCAGGCGAAGTGGCACTAGACGGCGAAGGTCAGCCCCGCACCGAGACCATTGCCGGTGAAGAGGCGGGTTCCGAAGAGCGGATGCTGAGTGAACAGTTGGATACCGATGAAGCACTGGCGCGAATCGACGCGAAGAGCCGCACAGACATACAAAGTCTGATCAACGAGGGCAGCTACGACGAAGCCGAGATGTTGATGGGCATCGAAAAGGACATGCAGAACGAGCGACTGACCTTTGAACAGCAAAATCTGTTCAAGGAACTCAAGAATGCAGTGACGCTCGGCCAGATCGACATGTTCGGGGCACGAGACCTACAAGAGGTCATTAATAAGGGTGACTTAGACCAAGCCGAGCTAATATTAGACGGCATTGAAGCGCAGGCTGATGCTACCGTCGATGTAGCCAAGCAACAACGCTACTCGGCTCGTGATGTAGCCATGTTAGACAAGCAGTCCCAAGAGACTCTCGCTAACATCGAAAAGTCGATGCAGTCAAATGTACTAGACGCGCAAAGTAAAGACCTCTTAGCTACGCTAGCCAATGACCTCGCTTTGGGTAATATCGATAAAGAGACTGCAGTAGAGGTACAACAGGAGATTAGCTCAGGCAATTTAGGCGTAGCAAAGGAACGCTTAGAAGAAGTCAAAGAGCAAAGCAAAGCGGCAGTAGACGTATCTAAAGAGCAGCGAGGTGCTGCAGTAGACGTATCTAAAGAGCAACGAGCAGGGGCTAAAGAGATAGCAGAGATAGATGAGCGGATAGCTTCAGAGCGAGTGGGTAGCGAAGAGAAGGTGCTGCTTGAAGAGTTAAAAACTCAAATATCTTTAGGTAATATCACTGCGAAACAGGCTGTAGATGTACAGGCTGAAATTAACAAAGGCAATTTTGCTGAGGTACAAGAGCAGTTGTCCTATGCGCGAGAGATCGCGTCAGGCACGGTGAACATTGGTGGCACACAGGTAGACACAATTGAGAAGGGTCGATTCAACTTAGAAGAGCAGTTGACCGATGCCCAGCTACAGCAACTGGTCAAGACCGAGCAGGGTATGTCCATAGCCAACCTCCTGTCTCTCGTGCAGACGCTGGACCCAGACTCAGTAGCGCGTGGAGAACTAGAGGCTGAGATAGCCAAGCAAATTAGCAACACCGTAGATGATGAGGCCTTAGAAAAAGTCCTTATTGAAATGCTGAGTCCTATAGAAACGGGGGGTCTTTGATGACCCAGAGGACGATGAGGTAGAGGTAGAAGAGGAGGTAGAAGAGGAGGTAGAAGAGGAGGAGTTGACCGCTAGCCAGCAACAACAACTAACGACCTATGACGAGTGGTTCAGAGACAACCCTGAGCCTTATAGATCCCATGTCAGGCAACCGGAGAGGGACGATACTATCGTGGGAGATTTTCAGCGTGGCATTCCGACCCCTGAGTTCGAGACACAAACTGATTGGGAGATAGCTTTGAATAGGTGGGAAAATGAGAAAAAGGCGTGGGATGATTGGAATTATGCCAACAATATGTATACAGAGCTTAGAGAAGAGCTTTTAAATCCCGCATAGTGGATACTAAATAAGGAACCGACCATGGCACTACCTGCAATACTAGCCGCAGCCCAGATGGGTAAAATGGGCTACGACATGTACAACCAACGGCAGACCCAAGAGGAACAGGACGAGGAGCGTGAGAAGCGTATGCGCGAACAGCAACTGGTGAACGCACTCGCTACGCTACGCCGCCAGCAGCCTCAACAACTCGGTATGCCTTCGGGCCCTACGCCGGGTCAACTGGGCCGCAACGAGACCTCTGGACTGCTGGGCAACTTGATTAGCGCAGGGAACATCTACCAGAACTATAAAGCGGGACAATAACAATGCCTTCCTATAACGTGACGGCTGATCCAGCCATGCGCGATTACATGCAACTCCCACCGAGTAGTTTGCGTAAAAAGCGCATCGATGAATTAGCTGAACAAATATGGTCACAGATGAACAGCGGGAGGGTGTATAAGCTGGGCTCAAGCCGTCGTGGGCCTGACACAAGCACAGGGTTTGGTGATACGTCTAGGGCTGTTGCGCTGAAACAAGCCATTGAAATAGAATCCGGAGAGCAAAGCAACACTGCTGGAGCATTATCGACTTCACTATCTGCCGCTCAAGGGCCTACCGTTGAGTCAGAGACAGTGAAACCTACGGCAACGGGGTTTACCTCCGATGAGCTTGTACAGCGCATTTTGGACCAAGAAGCGGCATTGGCTGAAGAGGAAACAACACGGTCAAGTGTTCAGCCCGCATCACAGCCAGGGCCTAGTGCCCAGGCACAGATTTCGGGTAGCCCACGCCCGGCATATCCGAGTACATTTGTACCTGGAGCTTATGGGCCCAAGGGCCCTACGTGGGCCAAGGCTCCCGCTGTTGAGCAGCCCAGAGGTTTGCGTATGCCGCCTAGTGAAGGCCTCTATAAGGCTTTGGCTAAAGCGTCGATGCCCACATCCACACAACAAGAGTCCACCCGTACGCCATCTACGGGAAATTTGTATCAAACGAAGCCGCTTGAAACACGATATGGCACCATGGATTGGCGTTCGCAAACAGAAGACATCACACCAGAACAAGCCGCGCAACTAATTGGCCAAGAAGAAGCAAAAAAAATTAGAGGAGAAGAGGCATTTGGGCCTCCACTTAGGCCTTCAGTGCCAATACAAGAAGGTTATGACACCCCAGATTCTGTAGGGGATCTGCCGGTTGACCTCGCAGGCATGGCACCAAAGCAGCCGAGCTTCTTATCGCGCTTGGGCAGTGGTATTAAAGACAACCCTGAGACTGCGGCCTCTATTGCGGCTCTCGTGGGCGGCGTAGGCTCAGGCCTTATGGGCCGAGGCCGACTGGCCAAGCAGCAGGCTGAACAGGATGCCGCCAACCGGCAGGCCGCAGCCCATGCCAACGCCATCAGCACCTTGACCCGTGGACGCACTACACCCGTGATGGCACCGGAACAAGTGCGCAGTGCCCCAGGCACCGCCGAGACCATCTTTGACGTACTGGGCACGTTGGGATCGGGGGCTGGCCAGATCGCTGGCGATAAGCGTAGGCGCGACCAAGCTACCGAGGACCGGGAGTTCAGCCGGGACATACAAACTCGTGGACTGGACATCAAAGAATATGAGATCGAACAGCGCACACTCGGCGCAGCGGCCAAGGCAGCAGCAAACAAGATCACTACACAAGCTACTAGCGGAGTATCGCCCGAAGAGGCTCAGGTAATACGCGCAGGGCTTAAAAACCTCCAAGCTATTTTCGATAGCGGAGGTCCATTTGAAACGGGCACCCTGAGCTTTGACCGGACCTACGGCGAGTCGGCCGCTATACAAAACGACTTTGATGCATCCCGAAACACGTTAATACGACAAATAAAAGAGTTGATGGGGTTAGGCCGATTGACCGACCGGGATCTCCAGTTGGTTATCGATACCCTGCCGCAGCGCAATGACTCAGCCGGGGCTATACGAGGCACCCTACGAGGCATTGAGGGTACGTTGTCTCGCTTAGAATCTATCTATGGTGGAGGTGGAGGAGGCATGGGCCAAACTACAGGCAACCAATTTAGCAACATGACGGCGAATCAATTGGCTGATTATCTGGAGGCTAACCCTAACGATGCGGCTGCACTAGCTGATGCGGCAACGAGGTAGGTATGGCAATAAGCGTACGAGACCAGATTGCTCGGTTGAGGTCGATAGGCGATAGGCCAAGGGCCACAGGCTCTACAGGCTCTACGGGCTCTATGGGGGCTACGGGTAGCATCGGTGACCAAGTCTCCCGACTACGAGCCATAGCTGCCGAGCGAGGCCAGCAGATCAACAGCATACAGGACTTGATCAAGGCGTGGGAGGATGAGGATCTGGATGTCATGGAACTTCTTAAAAACATCCCCTCCAGTGCTTATCAGTTCGGCTCCGATGTGGTGGAGGCTGTTAGTGACCCAGTGGGCATGGCAACGAATATCGGCAAAGTCGGCGTAGGTATAGCGGATCTGCCGTTTCGTGCGGCAGGCACCGAGGCTACCGGCCTACAGCGTGAGGGCCGAGATGCGTTAGGGCAGATGGCCAGCCAGATGGCAGGCTCATTGACACCCAGCGCATTGACCGAGCGTCCAGTTGAAGGCTTATCCAACTTAGCCGTAGGCAGCGGCTCGGCCCTAAAGGGCTTGTCGGGACTGGCCAAGCTCGGTCGTATGCCGGGCGTGGCTAAGACGCTACAGACCGCAGGCAAAACGGCTATGGCGGCTGATCCTACCGTGCTGCCATTTAAAGCCGCTGGTGCTGCTACGAGAGTCGCTGGCCGAGGTGCAGCGAGGATGGCTACCGCAGTAGGCGAGAGGGCTTCATCCACGGGCAGTGGTATGCGCGGCAAAGCCTCAGAACTCGGTGACAGGGTCAGTGCATCGATAGGCGGGACATCACCTACGGGTAAAAAAGTCCCGCTATGGAAGGAGATCATAGCAGGGGGCTTGGCCTTCACGACTGGCACCAGCCCCGGCACGATCTTGTTGGCTATGGAGAAGGCTCGTGGCGGCTTTGGTGATATCATCCGCAACGCTCGTAGAGACCGGGAGGGGGCCTGGGAGGATATAGCAAAACGACTAGCTAAGGCCACCGAAAAAGCCAAGGTCAATAAAGACAATTTGTTTCAAGATGCTAAGAACAAGATCGCTGAGTCGAAGGTGTTAGAGGAGGTTGTGCCCCATAGCGATATGGTGCCGGGCATTGAGAGCCTGTTGAATCGGTATGGAATCGAACTGATTAAAGAAGTCAAGCCCAATCGTGTAGACGTTGGTAAAATGCCAGCGGGAGGCGCCGGGGGGTATGCTGATATTCCCATTACCATTGAAAACGCACCCAGTACATACACAAACTATAAAGTGAAATTTAGTGATCGTTCAGCCGTAGCGGAACGTGGGGTGAATAGAAAAACTATAGAACGTGAAGTAGAAGCTTTGCTCAATAAGCAGATGAGGGACGGGAGAGATCAATTTGATGCGTTTACGGTGGAACATGTGATGAACCGGCGCAATTTGCTCAACGACTCCATCTCAGCCATTAGCCCCCTGGACGATGTGTCCCGTTCGACCCGTGCTATCCTGTCGGACCTACGGACGCAGATGGGTACTACGTTTCGGCAGCGTGTCGATGCTAACCCAAAAGCAGATGCCAGCTACCTGGGCCGGTATGAAGATGCAATGATACAACTGGATGAGTTCGAGTCGATGCTCGGTGTATCGCCGTCTACCTTAACCGGCCAAGGCAAATTTCAAGAGGGGTTTAAGACGGAATTCCAAACGAAGATGAACAAAGCTCTAACGGAGGGGCGCGAGGGCGTTTTTAAGCGGCTGCGCGAGTTAGAGGATATCGGCGGGGATAACACGATTGTGGCTCGTATGGTGGGTGCGGCGATGCAACCGCTGCTGGGCTCAGGGCTGGTCGTTAAGAGCGAAATAAGTCAGGCTTTTCGAGCCGCTGCAGGCATGGGCGCCGGGTTATGGCAGGCCCCTGCTGTGATGCTGTTTAGCCCACGAGCGGTGAATGAATTATTGATCAAAGCCTATGGGCCCAACGGCCCCACGATGGCGGGGGCTCGTGCCCAGGCACAGGCCTTAGTGCAGAGTGTTAGAGCGATGCAACCCAAGCTAAAACCATTAGGGATAGACCTAAAGGAGTTAGCTAAAGAGGGGGTGACCGTAGGGATATTACTGGAACGACTCCAAGAAACCGCCGATGCTGAAGAGCAACAGATGAGGAACTAATGGGCACAATATCTAGAGTAACGACTTGGTCAACGGGTGACACGCTAACCGCTGCGGATCTCAACGGCGAGTTCGACAACATACTATCGACCGCTAATGGCTCTCTTAATGCCGATAACCTGGGTGTTACCGCAGGGATCGCCTCAGCCCTAAAAGCGGTGGTGCTGGATGCCAACAAGGACTTTGCCGATGGCACCGGGTCTAACCAGATCCGTAACCTGACGATAAGCGGGTCGCTGGCCATAGGCACTACGTTCCTACCCGATGCTTCGGGCGGTGCTGACCTCGGTTCCGCTACGCTGGAGTGGGGCGATGTCTACATAGCCGATGACAAGTATATCAAGCTCGGCTCGGATCAGAACATCCTCATAGGGTATGACGAAACCACTACCGACTCGCTCAAAATAGCCGCCACTGAAGGGGCTGGGCTGGCCATCACGCTGATGGCTGATGAGGGCGATGATGCGGGTGACGAGTGGAAATTGAATGTAGCGGATGGCGGCGTAATAACCCTCGGTAACGATATAGCCTCCGCAGGCACCTATGTAACCCAGATGACGCTGACCCCCCATGCTACGGTAGCCAGTTCGACCGTTGGGCTGGCGGGTGGCTTGACGGTGGCGGGTGCCTCGCAGTTCAATGGCACGGTTACAGTCGGAGCGAATGACCAGGGTTACGATGTCATCCTATACGGCGATACGGCCTCGGCCCATGTCATGTGGGACACCTCGGCTGATAAGCTCCTGACGGCTGGCGGGGCCACTATCGACATCGTTAAAGACAAGCTGCTGATCGGTAGCACGGCTGTAACAACCACCGCTGCCGAGCTTAATTTCCTCGACACCGCTACGGCAGGGACCGTTGTCGCGGGGAAGGCTGTAGTGGTTGACGGCAGCAAAAATATCTCCTCGTTTGGAAATGTTACATTGACAGGCGAATTGGATGCTGCCACAGGCGATTTCAGTGGCGATGTGGACGTTGATGGAACGCTTGAGGCCGATGCGATTACGCTTGGTGGTACAGCCCTCGGCTCTTTATACAGTCCTATCGCTGGCAGCACTTCGATTGTTACCACCGGCACTGTAGGCACCGGGACATGGCAGGCCACGGCAGTAGCCTCGGCCTACCTTGACGCAGACACCGCACACTTGACTACCACGCAAACCTTTTCGGGGGCTAAAACCTTCTCAGCCGCCGCGCAATTTTCCAATACTGTAACAGTCGGCGTAAACGGCACCGGCTACGATGTTCAGCTATTCGGTGATACGGCAGGGTCCAGC